GCTCTACCTGCAACCTAGCCCCCTTCGTAGTTGCCCCTGCAGGAATCTGCGTAGGAGTTTGTACAGGAATATTCCTACTATCGTAGTTACTTCGGTACATATCTTGCGCATACTCTAATTCAGCATTCTTCGCGTACGTAGGCTGCCCTGCTACTTGATATGCCATTCCTTGTCTTAGTAAATCTGCCATATATGCAGCCTCTGCATTTGCGCGCTCAATCTGAGGCGCTGCCAGCGCTTTTGCCTGCTCTTGCAGCCTTACTTGCTTGCCTATTTCAGCGTCTTGAACCAAATCTAAAAATGCCATGTCTACTCCTATTCTTATCTGCTATAGTTTACTACAACTCAGCTTCATTACTGCTTACGTTGTCCCATCTGTTTTAGTGCTTCTCTATCGAGATCACTTAATCTTTTATGCTCTTGTTTATCCATATCCATTCTGTGCTTCAACATCTGCATATCTACATTCTGAGCATGCTTTAGTTGCTCACCTTGCATTCTACGTCGATCAGCTTCCGCTTCTCGCTGCATATCTACCATCGGATTAGCTTGACCTACGCCTTCATTCTTCATCAAGAAGTCAAGGTCTAGCTGATCACTCTCACTACCTAGCTTTCTAGCCTTAGCAGCCTCTACAGCAGCCTTCTGTTGTTTCAATACTACATCGATCTGATCTTCGCCAGCTCTTGCTTTATTTCTTTCTATTTCACTTGCCAACTTCTGTATCTCTAACTGCATTCTCTGCAACTCTAATTGCTTTAACTGCTCTTGAGCCGGATCAGCTTGTGGTTTAAACTCTCTTAGTCTCTTCTCTAGGTCAGGCATTCTACCCAACCCTACGATCTCAGCCAGCACCATCTGTGTCAACTCGAACGGTACAGTATTACCTAACGTCTGCAACAAGAACCCAAGCTCTTGTGCTCTAGCCGAGTTATCTTCCTGCGTAGATATCGTTATATCTATATCAATATTTCCCTGTAGATCATCACGTCGTACCGGCACATATTGTTCATTCGTTATTCTAACTACTTCCTCTTCCTCTAAGAACTCGCCATTATACGTCATCCACTTTCGCATGAGCGGCTTCATTAAGTTCTCTGCCATGTTACGCACCAGATGTAATCTACGCATCGCAGTCGCATCCATAGCGCCTCTAGCAGCTGTCGCAGTCGCTCCTAGCGTGTTGCCGTTGATTCCACCGCTGAAACTCTTCACACCTGTCTGTGCTTCAATCTCATTATTCTGCAAGTTCAACATATCAAACACACTACCAGGTATCTGATTATAACTACCTTGCCAGAAGTCTTGTGGACTGCCATTAAATTCAAAGTTCTTACCTTGCAAAAACTTCTTTCTGTTAGCCATGTCCAACGCGTTACGTCTTATACCGATCTGCGCATTATTACTACGCGCCATATTATCAATTATACCGCGTGTTATCGCAGTCTTTACTTTCTGATTATCTCCAATGTTCTCTGCCAGCGCCTCACCATACATCTGAAACGGTACTGCATTGAACGGTACGATGATGAACGGAGGCTTCTGATCAGGATACGGATTATCTTCCAATCTAATTATTACATCGCCTACCCATGCGCACACGATCGGTTCTGCATAACCATCTTCATCTACATCATAATTTCCCCAGTACTCGTACACAACCATCTTTTTACGAGCTTGATCTTCAAAGTTAAATCTAGTCTCGTCTTTAGGTATGAACGTAGTATCATCCCTAGTAGACATCTGCGCTACTTTATCCAGATTCTTATATCTACCATCGGCTTTCAGCGTACTTAGATCTGTTTCATATCTATGTATTACAAACTGACATTTATCCATATCATCCATACACGTCGGATCTAGGTATATGTCCTCATTTCTGCACACTACTGCCGTAGGTTGATTCTTCAGTACCTTAGTCACCGTCTGCATTTCTAGAGCTACATACTGCTGACCATACTCATCAATTTTAACTACTTCTACTTCTTCATCTATATCTATATCTTCGTAGTCCCAGCCTGTCTGTATAACTAGTGTTCCTTCAGTAGCTAGTACTCTCGTAGCCTTATTTATAAAGTTATATCTCGGAAACTTTCTACAGAACTGTGTATTGAGCAACAACTCATTCTGCTCTGCTGCCTTGACATCCTCGTAGGTTACAGGATTACATTTAATTACATCATTGCTACTCAAGAACGGATCTGTTATTGACGGTATCAGCCATTCTAGCTGCTTTCTAATATCCTTCGATACTATCTTACTCTTACCATCTACCTCATTACCGTACGGCTCACCACGACTTTCACGTACCCATTCATCTCTTTGTCCATCCCACTGCTTCTTGATTATCTCAGCAGCCTTCAGGTCCTTCTTGAGGTTACTTAGTACTTTTCTTTTATCGACTTTCATTACAGTCCTTTATATACATTGCTGTATTCTACCGTATCAACGTTTAAGTCTATCTTAAACATACTCTGCCCTACTTCTCCACCCATTTGCGAAGATTTTAAACTGCGGTTTTTTAGCAATCAACTCGTCATAGTACTTTTTCTCTTCAACATCAAACGCTTTATCAAACACGCTTGGATCGAATTTATTCAACGCTGCTATAGTCCCACTTCCAATTACACCGTCAACTACGACACCTGCTACTGTTTGTGCTAACTTAACAGCCTTACTAGTTCCAGCATTAACTCCGAATATCATCATTTCATCTGCGATCTTCTGCGCGTTAATTCTATCTAACTGCATCTTATCCCAGAACACTTCTTTATACAGATCTTCTACTTGCTTCTGAACGATTACATCTTTCTCAAGCTCTACACCGGCTTTCTTCTTATCTCCACCGCATTTCATCAACACACTCTTTACAGCAGTCCATCCAGCCCAATTCGGATGTGCAGTCTCGTAGATACCTTTATATGTCAACCCAGTCTCACCTGGATTCTGTTCTAACGCTCTCTTTGGATCGTTATTGTACTCTACTTCCCATACTAATTTTAACGTCTTACTAATTTCCGCCATTCTTTACTCCTCTAAAACTTAATACTACTAGTACAAACACCAGTGCATACATACATCCAGTAAATATCGATATTGTTTCTAACTCACTCATAGCACAACCTTTATTAAAACTACACCTGCTTCAAGCAAAGCAACAACTATCCAGAGCACCTTTTCTGTTTCTATATCCTTCAATGGACACTCATTTGGACAGTAGCCTCTAAAACATCTAGTTTTCTTTTCCATCTTTGCCTGCTCCACCTGTTACTTTATCAACAATCCATGTAGCAAATCTACTTTCAACTATTCCGATTATTGTATACGCACTTACACCACTAAATCCGATTATTCCATCCCTATACACATACTCAAGTGGGATAAAAGATCCTATCGTGTACCCAACAAACGAACCGATAAACATGTTTATAAACATAGCCCTATTCGACCACTTATACTCACTGTTCTCTTTACTCAATCTCGTGTAGTCATACATATACGCTACTACACCGCCAGCCCCAGCAAATAATATCTCCTTCGCTGCCTTAGCTAAGGAAATGACAGCGTCAATATACTCGTTCTGTATCACAAGGACTCCTACTTAAATGTTCTCGTTCGTGTTTCAAATTTTCATGTACAGCATATAGTAAATTAATTATAATCGACAAGAACCCTATTAAGTAGAGCGCTACTCTAAACCCTTTGTAACTAGCCCACAATTCGTCTTCTATTACACCTTGTACGATAACTAACTGGTGAGGTTTTAGTACTCCACCTCCTACAAATCCATCAAAGCCTCTGGTTTCATCCGGAACTACTACCCACTCTAGATATTCTCTACTAGTATTAAACTTCCACCATGCGTTTGTATGGTTCGTGCTATCATATCCAGACATCGCCACAGGAATTATTTCTCTACACATCTCTTGATCTTTATGCAAAGTGCATTCACTTTCAACGGTCATCTTTTTACCGCCCTCTACATAGCAGTCCAAACTAGGGTCAAATACAAAGTCAAGTGTTCGTAGATCTACTGCAAACACGTCACCTGTTTCTGTTACTCTAGCTTTTTGTGCACACGTCTTTAAAGCTACTTCTAATTCTGCATTACTTACGTTTCTATACGCGTTCTGGTTCTTACCTAATACAATATCATTCACACAACTTCTTATGTTCTCAGCGCTGTATCTAGCCACTTGTCTAGCGCTTTGCTCTGCGTATACTTTCCAACTAACGTCAATCATCACTGTACTAATGACTATCAACATCAGTATGAAAACTCGTGAATTGCTATACCTCATTTTACCCCCGCCTTTTCGCAAGTATATCCAACTTTAGCTTTTACTTTACTTAACGTCATCACATTTTTCACCTTTACATTTCTTAGCCCAACACTCTAACGTTTCAGTATACATCAACACATTCTTCAACCCTTGCGCATCAACACTAACTATTGGCTTCTCTGGCAAAGGAATTTCGCATCTAACAGGTACTTTCACTTCCACAGGTCTATCTACATACACAACGTCTTTTTGTGCACACCCAGCGAACAGCAATCCCACAACTAACAGAACCCATTTCATTACTTACCCCTCTCGGCGAACACTCTTAACAAATCTTCATATGCTTTCAATTTTACTTCACAACTCGCATCTTTTACAGGCACTTGTATATCTCTGTATCT